CGTTCGTTCTCAACACCACGATAGAGAATGTTGTTTCCTGCACAAATTACATTTGTGTAGAATTTATTCATCAAATTTTAGGAATAGCTGATGCGATTTGAATACCAGAACCGAAATATTGATTGTACTGATTTTGTAGTTCAACCACTGGATTTGTAATGCACAGAACATCATCATAATGTAAGACGATTCCTTTTTTGAATTCTTCAGAGAATTCTAGAAAAGGAACAAACCCCATCATGGGACCGTCTTTAGTTGGTTGAACTACCACTTGAACAGGTTGCTTAATTAATAGATGATCGTTCTCTTTCGTTACTTCACCAATAACGGTATGATTTGTTTTGAAGGTGACTAGTTTTAGAGTCATGAGGGTACTCCTTCGGTTTCTGGAAACACTGCAAGAGTTACCCAACGTTTAGGGAAAAGCATTTCTCGATTCTGAAAATCACGAATATCGAGAGTAGGATCATCAATTAGACCAATCAACTCGACCATATTATCATAATCTCTTAAAACCAAATCATATTTTTGGGCCCGAGTGAGATTATACTTTACTACGAGTGCTTCTGCAACTTTAGAAATATTAATCAATTTGAATATTACTCCATTGTTTAAGTTTATTGTACTTTGCTTCTTTAGCAAGTTCTAGATTAGACCAATTTACGAATCCTTTTTCTTCAAGAAGTTCGATCATCGCAAGAAGGTCACCAAGTTCTTCTTCGAGATGGTCTTTATTTGTATTTTGTTTTCCAGGCTTATAATTATTTGCTCCAAATCGTTCGCATTTACTTATGGCTTGAATAACCTCTGCACATTCTTCTTGAAGAATAAGAAGTATTTCTTTAATATCTTTCATAGTCTAATTATATAATAGTTAAACGAAAGTGTCAAGCTTAGGCGGCGACCAGCCTTCTGGTTTTAGAACTTTGCCGTCTTCGCGTTTAAGAACCTTACCGGTCTGAAGATCAATTTTTTCGAGATTGCTTCGAGCAACTTCATCCCATGCGCCGTAAACTTTCCACCCTTTCATCTTGCAATAACCAAGAATTACCCAGATCATATCCATACATGCATCGAGCTGTTCAACATCATTCTTAGCCTCTTTGAATTCAGTAAACTCTTCTTCGATAAGATTAGAATACAGAATTACATTTTCGACTGATGATTTTTGATCGCATGCTTCGATAAAGGTATCCACATCACTATAAAAATCGGTCTGTAATTTCCTCAAAAAAATTACACCATCTTTTTCAGAAATATCGAGTTTAGTGCCTTCATACCATTTCATCTGCTCACACAGAGCATCCGGCAACTGAAGCACTGCCGATCCGTCTTCAAGAACTTCAACAACTTCACCAACAAATTTATCCTTCATTACTATTCGGGTCTAATGATACCCGCCTCCATTCGTTGTCAACTTTTATCCAAAGGCGCTTATCGCGTCCAACTGCTAAACCTACTTGCAAATCATACTTAGGTTGTGAGCTGATAAAATACATTCCTGATGATGTATTCATAGGAACTTCTGGAGGCTTTGAACTTCCTTGCAAAAGAAGTTGAGTATTTCCAATAGGTCCCATATCTGCATCAGCGACATTCACTGGCGCAGGAAGCATTTCTCTAACTATAGTTTCTTTTGTGTGAATACGTTCAATTACTTCCTTACCCGCTAGAACACCTCCTAGTAAACCACCTAGTATTCCTGTGCCTCTAATAAATTTTCGTCTATTCATATTTTCTCCACATTTACATTACATTTTTCCAAGAATTGTATGCCATCTTCACTACGATAACTGTTGCGATAAAAAACGGATTTGATACCAGACTGATATACCAATTTTGCACAATCCAAGCAAGGGGCATGAGTGACAAAAAGAGTAGCACCGAGGCCAGATTCAGTTGATTTTGCCAACTTAGCGATTGAATTCGTTTCAGCATGAAGTGCCTCGGGTTTAGTTTTTAGTTTAACATGATGTATAGCGCCTTCGCAACCTGCATAATTTTCGACTACTTCATCTTCACAGTTGTTATCCCAACCAGATGGCATACCATTATAGCCGATAGAAATGATACGATCATCTTTTACAATGATCGCCCCAACTTGAAGGCGCCGAGCACTTGACAATTCAGCAAAGGTCTCGGCGACCTTCATATATGCATTACGAAATTTTTCTTTCACAGGATCTCGTATTCGTCTTTACCTACACCACATTCAGGACATACGAAGTCATCAGGTAAATCTTCCCATTTACCTTCTGTCTCATCATCGTGTACATGACCACAAACTACGCAAACATGATCCGGTCTCATAGTGCCTCCAATACTTTTTTATATGCATTCGCATGACGTTCTTCAACTTTCTTCAAAGCATGGAATCGCTTCTCTGCTTTTTCTAGAACTTCTCTAAATTGTTCAGCGTGAAGTCTTGATTCACGAGATTGCTCTTGCGCTTCTTTGGCGGCTTCGATATCACCCTCTGAAATTGCAATAGCTTCGAACTGAGGATACATTTCTGTGTACTCATAAGTCTCGCCAGCAATTGCTTTTTCTAGGCACTCTTTAGTTGATGGCTTGCCGATCAACAATTCAAGGTGTCCCCATGCATGTTTGATTTCTTGATCTGCGGTATGCTCGAAGTGTTTTGCTACATCTTCGAATCCTTCAGCCCGAGCGATTCTGGCAAAATAACGATACTTGATATGTGCCATAGATTCGCCAGCTAAAGCACTCTCAAGATTTTTTAGTGTTACCGAGGTTTTCATTTTTATCCTTTATAGTGTGTAGTATTTTAATTTAAAACTATCTGCTCTCGATTCATATCCAATATAGCCGCGAGGATTACATACGATTCTACTTTCCCCAATCATATAATCAAATTCATCATGAGTGTGCCCATGTGTCCACAATTTGATCTGTGGTCGATCTAAAATAAATTCAGAAAGATCACTAGAATAAGCTCCGTTAGTTAAAACCTCATCTTTATACTTTGGTTTGACGGACAGTTTTGAAGGGGCATGGTGCCCAATGACAACATATTTCTTTGTCGTATCTGTAGTTGCATCATGAATATATTCTAAAGTATTTTTATGCTCTTCATAAACAAATTCTGGAGTAAGAACTTTGTTTTGTCCATTGCGAATAGTTCTAAAGTCATTCATAACTTGTTTGACATGAAACAGAGTAGATGGATCATTACGATTCATATCGGTCCATAAAGTACCACATACGAAAGTAACATCATCTATGACTTTTGATTCTTTCTCAAGAAGAAAAACATTTTCGAATCGCTTCAACTTCACCGACAATATGGTTTTACTTGCTCGAAGATCCCCTCCATAATGCTCATGGTTACCCATGATATAAATTACATTTGAAAATTGTTTAGAACATTCTTCAAAAAACACTTCTTCGATTTCTTCGAATCGTTTTGCAACACAGATATCACCAGATAAAACTAGAACATCAGCCGACTCTTCATTTTTCAATGAGATTGAACCGAACTCTAAGTGTATATCAGATGCGAGTGCTATTTTCATAATGTAATTCCCCTTTCCATATTATACTAACATGGAAAGGGGTTCCTGTCAAGAGTTATTCCTGTAGAAGTTGTTGTTTTTTAGCAACAATAGGAATGCGTTTTGGGAGGCTTTCTTCTGGGATGATGTTCTCTAGCTCAACCGTCAGAATTCCGTGCTCTAAGCTCGCTCCATTGACTCTAACCGTGTCTGCCATCTGCACAGTTTTCTTGAAAGAGCGGTAACCGATGCCATGATGCAAATAAGAACGATTATCATTCTTATCCGCTTTCTTTCCTGTGATTGTGAGAACCCCCTTTACAACCTCAATGTCAATTTCATCTTGTGAAAAACCTGCTACTGCAAGTTCGACAAGATACTTGTTGTCATTTTCTTTTACGATATTATGTGGCGGAAAGGTATGTGAAGGAAGTTTTTCGTGCGTCAAGTTTTCGAATGCATTAAACAGACGATCAAACCCGACAGTTGAAGGAACAAGAGGACCAAAAGAAATACGACTAAGTGGTAAATCACTACCCATTTTTTTCTCCTTAATTAAGCAAGTTAAAGTAAACCAACCCCGAAGGCATTGGTGGCAGATTTACAGGGTGCCAGCCTGTTCCCATCCCGAGGGATAAAACTATTTAGTCAAAGGAACAAATGCTTCTTCATTGACTAGATATTTTCTTTGAGGATTTTCTTCCTTAAAGACTGTGATAAAAGTATATGTAGGATCTTTTCTTTTTTCGAAAAGATTGCTTGTACAGACAATTTCACCTGTGTATATATTTCTCAATTTGGTGATTTTTTCCTGAACCGATTTCATTTTTCACCTTCAACTGTATGACTTTTTACCTATATTGTATTTACTAACAAGTTCCCATTCATCTTTTTCTTTATAAGAAATAATTTTTATCTGATGCAAAGGAGCAATTTTCCCTTCCATGATAGCGGGGTTTACGATCTTTACTAAGCCCCATTCTTCTAAAAGTTTAGCAATTGCATTTCTGCGCTCGATATCATTGTCAGATATATTAGCAGGTTTTCCATCCAAAGAAAAGAGTTCCTTGAAGTGAACTATGTAATATTGCCCTCTCTTATGCAAGATATGGCATGACTGATACAGGGTTTTTTCTTTCCTAGATGATACGCCAATCCGAGTTAGTGTCTCTCTAACCTTAAGAAAATCGTCTTGCTCATTGAGAGTTACTTCTACAAAAGTTGCTAAGTCTACCATGCTACGTCCCCAGCCCGCCTTCCGCGGTTTTTTCTTTTAATTGTTGTAATTGCTCTTCAGTAAGCAGACTTAGGACTTCTTGTGCTTTTTCAGTTGATAGACCATAGAAAGTCTTGATACATGCTATGTCTTCACTTTTTTCAGCCTTAACCCACTTATTGAAAGGTCTTTTTCTCGACCTTACTGTATTTATTAAAAAATCATTTTGCAATTTTTTATCTATAAATGGGCGCCGATTCATCTCATTTGCGAACATGATGCAATCAAAATGATAGGAAAGAGCACGATTCACAAGAAACGGGTCATAAGACTTTTCTGTGTATTCATCGACAATAAGGTTCTTTTTTCCTTGTAAAATTTGGTTTACGTAATCAAAAGGATTCATGAAGTCCTCTTCAGATAATCCAGTGCCCTATTTAATCCTTCAATATTGTCTCCTAAACACCCTATTGCAAGATTACAGTCTTCACATAACCATCCCCTGAACTTTTTTGTGATCGGATCGTGGTCTAAAACCAATTTCTTCAACCTCGCTTTACTTGTCTCTTCAGGTTTTTTACCACAACATTCACAGAATTCAGTCATTGGTTTAGCGGATTTTCGAATCTTCCTTACATCTTTTTCTCTCTCTTTAATGCAAGGCCTACACCGCGTATCTAGTTGATCAAGGCGACCTGTATGTTTTGGAAAATCAAATATAGATTTATTCTGTTTACAATAAACGCATACCTTAGTTAAAACTTTTTCAGATCCGTAGATAGTGTTTATAATCATTTGAACTCCAGGCTTACCATGAGTTCAGTCAGACAAGCAACCGTATTGATTTGTGTATCTGCTACGAATGCCTGTTTGTATTGATAGTCTGCGAGAATAATTACAGCCTGTGGAATACTCTGAGGCTGCAAGATATCATATAGACTATCATAGATTTTTCTATACAGAGTCGCTGGATCAACATCATTCGATGCTACCCATTTACGAATAGCACCGAAGTCTTTTTCTTTGAGTGCTTTTACGATCTCTGTGATAGATACATCACCGACTTGAGATAGGATCCCAGTGTCGATTTTACCGAACTTAGAATACCGTTGAAGTTCATTGATCGTTCTACGAAAATCTGAAAAATGTTTCTTGACTACTTCAGCTAGAACCTTTGCATCAAACTCGACATTTTCCATCTCTAAAATTTGATGAACCCTCTTGAAGAATAGGCTCGCCATCTGAACTTTTTCTTCAGATTTTAGAGTGAAGTCTACAACTGCACAACGAGAGTGCAAAGGATCAATAATACGATTCTTGAAGTTGCAAGTAAAGATGAAAGAACAGTTGCCTGCAAACTCTTCCATTGCATTACGAAGTGCAGGCTGAGTCGAATTGGGATTCAAATAGTCTGCTTCATCGATGATGATGACTTTGCGACCACCAGTAAACGAAACTGATGATGCAAAGTCTTTGATCTTAGTACGAAAAACATCGATGCCAGACTCATCAGATCCATTGATCATAATAAAGTCGGCACCAATCTCATTACATAATGCTTTAGCTACAGTTGTTTTTCCAACACCTGCACCGCCATGCAGAAGAAGGTGTGGAATATTCCCAGAGTTGACATATTCCTGAAAAGGCTTCTTCAGCCTCTCAGGAAGAATACACTTGTCAATGGTTTCTGGTCGATACTTCTCCGCCCAAATTAAATGATTCATAGTTCCTCATAATATAAAAATAAAACATCAAGCCTGGCTAGTAGAACCTACTTCAGTTGCAACCCAATATTGAATTGGTTTGTCTTTGTTTTTGAAGTGTGCGATTCCCTTGAAAGAAATTAACACATCATAGTTGCCTGGAACCATACGAAGATTTTCAGTCTTAAAAATCAAGTTATATTTTTTACCATCACCATTAGCAATTTCAATCTGACTTGAGTGTGCAGAACTATTTTTGCTATCAAGTTGGGCAACGTAAATCTTAGAACCATCGGATGTTACTGCAACATGAGGACTACCAAGAACAGAAGCAGAACGAAGAATCGAGTCTAGATCAGTTGTCGATAGAGTGAAACTTACATCGACTGATGGCATTACGATAGCTTTTTCTGGAGCATTCTTAATCATCGTAGTGTCGCACAAACGATAATTAGTTTTCTTTCGACCGCTCATTAGAAAAGCAGACTTGTTGTTATCGCCAAGTTCGATTTCAGTATTTTCATCATGAAGACTAATCACAGAAAGAAAACGATTCAAATCGTAAATCGCAAAATCTGAGGGGATGTTTTCTGTAATCACAGTTTCAGCAAGAATCTGCTTCTGAGGATCACAAGTGCGAATTACATTGCCTGCACGAAATACCAAACCATCATTAATCGTAGCAAAGTTTTTCAGAATGCCTAGAGTTTCTTTAGAGAGTTTCATTATATAAGTTTCCTTTTACTTTTCAC